GAACAATTGAATGTATCACTAATGGTGGTTCATCAAATGCTTCTAAAATGGAAATAACTTTTGTTATCAGAAGATAATTACAAAATTTGTGGGAGATCCTGTCTAGCGATATTTCTCCCACAAGTGCAAATTTAAAAATATAAAAATATAAGGAAAATAATATGAGTTACAATTATGGTTTAAGACCAGGAGCTACACAAAAAGTTTCATTTACAGCTTCTTCAGTAGCTTGTTCAACAGCTTTTGGAAGTCAAACGCAATATGTAAGAATAGCAACTACTCATAGTTGCCATTATGCACTTGCTGGTTCTCCTACTGCTACAACAAGTGATGCTTATCTTCATGCTGGAGATTATGAAATAATCAAAGTTACACCTGGCGAAAAAATTGCTGCAATAAGAAACACATCTACAAGTGGTGATTTATTTGTTACTGAAATGTCAGGCTAATAAATGGCAAGAGTAAAATTTACTCATTTTGTACCAAGAGATAAACCAAAAAAAAGACCTGGAGTTCACAAGAAAAGTTTAAATAAATCTGAAAAAAGAAATAAAAAACTTACTAGATACAAAGGTCAAGGAAGATAATGAGAAAAATAAGTCAGGAAACAGACAAGCACATTACTGAAACTTTTTTAGATAATGGTGCAGATGGTATTGTTCAAAAAAGATCAATAGATGTTAAGCCTATTTTAGAAAGTAATAAAAAATTATTTACACAAAATGATGGCTATAGTCCTGATAGAAGTTTAAAAAGAATTGCATCAATACCAGTAGTTATTCTTGAGATATGGTGCAAGGAATATCATAAAGATCAAAACAAAGGTAATTGGTTTGAATTGCCAAGAGAAGTACAAAAGAAAATTTTAAGAGAAAAATTAAACAGTTCTGAATTTAGATATTTTAGAACAGCAGAGGGCAGATTATAATGGCACTAACAACTTACACAACTTTAAAATCATCAATAGCAAACTGGTTAAACAGATCAGATTTAACATCTGAGATACAAGATGATTTTATCAAATTAACAGAAGCTGATCTTAACTCTAAGTTAAGAGTTAGAGCTATGATTACTCAAGCTGATATAACTGTTAATGCTGAAACAGCAGCTTTACCTACTGACTTTTTACAAATTAGAAATTTTTATATATTAAGTGGTGCTACTAAAACTCCATTAGTTTATACAACACCAGCATCAATGGACACTACAAGTGGAACATCAACAACTGGCAAACCTACTACTTATACAATTTTAGGAGATACATTTAGATTTTCTCCAAAACCAGATACTACTTACACAGCTAAAATAAATTATTACAAAAGATTCCCTGCTTTAAGTTCAACTGTTACAACAAATTATGTTTTAGAAAATCATCCAGCTATTTATTTATATGGATCACTATTTCATGCAGCAAACTTTTTAGGTGGCATCAATCCACAGCAAGTTCAATCATGGCAGTTAATGTATTCAACAGCTATGGAACGATTAGAATTAAACGATAGAGAAGATGAATACAATGGAAGTCCTTTACAAGTAAGAACTGTAACTTCTGTACCATCTCCATTTATTTCAACTTCATAACAATAGGCAAAATATGCAACTACCTTTTGGTGAATGGTTGCCAGACCAACCAGACAATTTAAATCCAGGTGCAACTGTAGCAACAAATGTTTATCATGCACAATCAAGTTATAAACCAGTTAAAGGTTTAGTACCTTATAGTGGTGCATCAACTGTTACAAAAAATGCCAAAGGTGCAGGTAGTTTTAGAGATAATACAAATACAGTTTTTACTTTTGTAGCAACAAAAGATAATATTTATAAATTAACATCTGGTAGTTTTACATCTGTTAAAGGTGGTTTAACTATATCAGGTGGAGATATAGATTTTTTTACATTTACACAATTTGGACAATACATCATAGCAAGTAATGGAGTTAATCCTCCAATGTATTATCTAATGGGTACTTCAACTAATTTTGCAACATTACAAAGTATTGCAACAGCAGGAACAGTACCAGCTAAGTTTAGAACTTCAGGTGTAATTAGGGATTTCTTGGTTACAGGTAACATAGAGAACGCAAAAAACAAAATTGCTTGGTCAGGCATTAATGATATTTCAGTTTGGGAAGCAGGAACTAGCTCATCAGATACTCAAGTCTTACCAGGATCAGGTGGTCAAATAGTTGCGATAACCTCTGGTGAGGTTGGATATGTATTTAGACAAAACCAAATAGTTCGTATGGACTTTGTTGGTGGAAATGTAGTGTTTAGATTTTCAGTTATCTCTCCAAATAGAGGTGCTGTTTATGGACAAACAGTCTGTCAAGACAATAGACAAGTTTTCTTTTACGCAGATGATGGATTTTTTCAAATCAATGGCGACCAAGTGTTGCCGATAGGAGCTGAGAAAGTAAATAGATTTTTTGATCTTGATTTAAACAAAGCATTTAGTGATAGAATAACAGCAGCAGTAGATCCATTTAATACTTTAGCGATATGGTTATATCCAAGTAAAAACAATCCAGGAAATACTACAGGTATCTGCGATAGATTACTTATATATAATTATGTAACTCAAAAGTGGTCAATTGCTAATGTTAAAGCATCACAAATTTTTGAACAGTTTGTAACAATCAATACTGTTGAGTTAATGGATTTAATATCTGAAAACTTAGATGAAATTAATATTTCATTAGACACACCTTATTGGACAACAGGACATTTAAGATTAGGTGCTATAGATGAAAGTTTTAAAGCAGCAATTTTCTCAGGAACAAATTTAGAAGCTGAACTTGAAACAAGAGAACAAGAGATATTTCCAGGATTAAGAGCTAATGTAACTGGCATCAGACCAATTGTAGATGCAAGTGCAAATGTAACTATTAAAACTAGAGATAAATTAGCAGATACAGTTACAACTTCTGCATCAAGTACAACTAACACAACAGGGATTAGTCCTGTCAGACAATCAGGCAGATATTTTAGAGCAAATGTAAAAGTACCTGCTGGAACTGTTTGGACTCATGCACAAGGAATAGATTTGACAGCTAGTCAAGGTGGATCAAGATAATGTCAGATAAGATAGATATAGACAACATTAGATATTCAATTGAAACACAAGAGTTTTTTCAAAGACAAGTTGAAGAAGCTGTGAATACATTAATTAACAAAAATAATGCTGAAAGCGATAAGGCTTTTAGTTGGTTTATGAATTAGGAGCAAATAAATGGCAGGAATTAAAGATTACTCAACTACACAAGCAAGTAACACTTCTTTAAATAGTATAAATACAGCAGAGGGAATGTTACCTAGTGATTTGAATAATGCGATTAGAGCATTAATGAAAAACACTAGAGATTGGTACAATGATAGCCAATGGGTAATTTATGGTGATGGTGATGGAGCATATACTCCAGCTTATGTAAGTGGAACACAATTTACAATTACATCAACTGGAAATGATTTAACATCTCACTATCATGCAAACAGAAGAATAAAAGCAACTGGTACAAATACTGGTACAAAAATTGGAACTATAACTTCTTCTTCATACTCAACCAATGTAACTACTGTTAATGTTACTTGGGATTCAGGTGCTTTAGGAAATGATACAGATTTAGAAATTTATTTATCAGCATTAACTGCTACAAGTAATTCAATACCTTTAGGAGTTATTGGTTCAGGTAATTTTGCTGATGGTTCAGTAACTACTGCTAAACTTGCTGATGATGCAGTTACAAATGCTAAAGTTGCAGACAATGCAGTTCAAGCATCTCAAGTAAATGCAAATGCAGTAACAGAAGCTAAGATTAATGCTAATGCAGTTACTACAACTAAAATAGCTGACAATGCTATTACTACTGCAAAAATTACAGATGCAAATGTTACAACTGCAAAGATTGCTGATAATGGAATTACAACTGCTAAAATAAATGCAGATGCAGTTAATGGAAGTAAGATTGCAGATGATAGTATAGATTCAGAACACTATGTAGATGGCAGTATTGATACTGCACATATTGCAGATGCAAATATAACTACAGCAAAAATAGCAGACAGTAATGTAACTACTGCAAAGATAGCAGATGATGCTGTAACAATTAGTAAGATTGCAGATGCAGCAATAGTTGTGGCATCAGAACAAGCAGCTCATACTCCAAATGATAATACTTTTTATACAACATCAGCTTCTGACACTAGATTTTTAAATAAAGATACATCTGAATTAATTAACTCTGGTCAATCTTGGTCAGCATCAGATAATTATATTGCAACAACAGCAGCTATAGATGCAAGAGTAATTGATCTTGTAGATGATGTTGGTGGTTTTGTACCAATTGCAAATGAAACAAGTTTTCCAAATACAAACCCAGATGTTAATGATGGTGTAGGAACTATTGTTAGTGTTGAAGCACTTGCAAGTTCTCATACTGCAAATGGCTCAGGTGTAGTTTCAATTTCAAATGGAACAGTTGGTGGATCAACAGTTACTTTAAATGGTTGTGGTAATGGAGCTACTTTAGCAGCAGGTTATGGTATGTTAGTTGAATCTACAACTACACAACATACTTACAATTTTCATAGATTAGTTCCAAAAGCTACAGAAGTAACAACTGTTGCAGCTAATGCTACAGCAATTGCAAATGTTAATTCTAACTCAAGCAACATTAATACAGTTGCTGGAAATAATACAAATATAAATACAGTAGCTGGTATTAGTTCAAATGTAACTACAGTAGCTGGAATTAGCTCTAATGTTACAACAGTTGCAGGTAACAGTACAAATATTAATTCAGTAGCTTCTAACAATACAAATGTTACAAATGTTGGTGGCTCAATTGCTAATGTTAATACAGTAGCTGGATCAATTGCTAATGTTAATACTACAGCAGCAAATATAACTGGTGTTAATAGTTTTGGCGAAAGATATAGAGTTTCAAGTTCAGCTCCAGGCACATCACTTGATGTAGGTGATTTATATTTTGATACTACAGCAAATGAATTAAAAGTTTATAAAGCATCTGGTTGGGCAGCAGCAGGTTCTACAGTTAATGGAACATCTGCAAGATTTAGATAT